CCATTAAAGGCTTTGGAGTATTCATTGCCGAGCTAAAGAAAATACCTGGACTTACCACATTAAAAGATATTGTGACCTATGGAAATATATTTAATACATTAGGCAAGTTAAACGAGATAAACTCACGAGGTAAATTTCCAACTGCCCCAGCTAGAGAAACTCCTGCTACTGGCAGAATCCTGGCACAACAAAGAAAATTAGAGGCCGCTGCCCTTAAAAATAACGTGGCATTGCGTAAGTTAGAAAACGATAAGTTAAAACAAAAATCAGAAGTAGATAAGCTGGCAGAAAAATTCGACTTAGAACGCATTGGCTATACTAAAGCATTAAACGAGGCTACCGATGCTGAAACTAAATTACGCATACAGGCTAAGTTAGCAATACTAGACAATAACGAGGCGTTAGCTAAGAAAATCAATGCTGAAATGGAAGCTGGCAAAAAGGCTAAAGAATTGGCGGATACTTTTGGTGGTGCAACAAACGCACTAACAGCCCAGATAGCCAAAATGTCTGCAATGAATGATGCTCTTATAAACAAAATTAACGCTAAAATTGCCGCTGGTGCTTATACTCCGCCAGAAGGTTTAAATATACCTGGCATTAAACAACTATTCCCAATACCACAAGGGCCATTAGGTAACATTGATTACACAGTACCAATGGGTAGCGGCAACCCAGTTTATGCGCCAGGCAGCTTTGCAACTCCAATGAGTTATGGCGATTTAAGAATTACTGTTGATACCGCAACAGCAGGAGATCAATTATCTCAATGGGTAGCCGATATGATTCAAAACGCACAGCGCACTGGCTATAGCACTTCATCTGCGGGATCCATTACGCAATGACCATACCTGTAATAAATGCAATAATTAACTTTAGCACTGGCCCTGCAACAGCCCAGGCAATGATCTTCGATCAAGGCGTCTTTGGCACAAACGTTTTTGCAGATTCAGCAGCCGTAATTGTTGATGTATCAGACCAAGTGTTATCCGTGCAAACTAAGCGTGGCCGTAATGCACTATCGGATCAATTCCAAACTGGCAACTTAACGCTGCGCATAGTAGATCAAAACGGCGACTTTAACCCACAAAACCCAGCAAGCCCTTATTACACATACCTAAGCCCTATGCGTAAGGTACAGATTACTGCTACATACTCAGGCATTGTTTATCCAATCTTTCAGGGCTTTATTACAAGCTATGTAACTACATATCCTAAAGATGCAGAGGATGTTGCATATACAACCATCCAAGCTGTAGATGCCTTTAGATTAGCCAATAACGCACAGATCAGCACAGTCACAGGTGCATCTGCTGGAGACTTAACTGGCACACGTATTAACCAAATCTTAGATGAGATCGACTGGCCTAACTCTATGCGTGATGTGGATACAGGTTTAACTACAGTGCAGGCAGACCCTGGCACTAACCGCACAGCACTACAGGCTATGACTACAATCGAAAACAGTGAATACGGCGCATTGTATGTAGATGCTAGCGGCTCTTTTGTATTTCAAGATAGATCAGTGACTGTTAGCTCTATTGGTGGCACACCAACACTGTTTGCAGATGATGGCACTGGTATCTATTACAAAGATGCTACTTGGGTGCTAAATGACGTTCTAGTATTTAACAAGGCAACTGTATCCAGGCTAGGCGGATCACCACAGGTAGCCCTAAATCAAGCATCTATAGATAAGTACTTCTTGCATTCCTATTTCCTAAATGATCTTATGATGCAGACAGATGCCGTAGCTCTGGACTATGCCCTGGCTTATGTGGCATCTAGAGCTGAGACCAGTATCCGAGTGGACTCCATTACCCTCGACCTATACACAGCAAACTACAACGCAGGCATCCTGGCATCCTTAGAGCTTGATTTCTTTGATCCGATCACAGTTGTCACCACCCAGCCAGGCGGCTCAACCATTGAAAAGACCTTACAGATTTTTGGAGTGAGCCTAAATATCACCCCAAATAGTTGGAAAACCACCTTCACAACGCTCGAACCGATCATAGATGGGTTTATAATAGGCAACGTAGATTACGGTGTCTTAGGGCAAAACGTTTTATCTTATTAAGGAGTAGAAATGCCATCAGGTTTACCAGCCGTAACAGGCGATGTATTAACAGCAGCCAACTATAACTCATTGGTTGCCTTCACAGTAGGCACAGCAAACACTACAGATTACACAGCTGTACTTGCAGATTCATACCAAGTGTTAGAGGTAATGAATAAAGCAACCGCTATTGCATTTAAGATCCCAACAGATGCAAGCGTGGCATTCCCAGTTGGCACAGCACTAACAGTATTAAACATTGGTGTTGGTGACTGCACAATTAGCGCAGTAACACCTGGTACTACAACAGTATTAAGTGCTGGCGCAGTTGCAGCATCTCCAACCCTTGCACAATACAAAACAGCAGTATGCATTAAGACAGCTGCTAATACTTGGTATGTGGTAGGCGGAATTGCTTAATACAGTATTAGGTAGTTTATCTAGTGGAGTTGCGGCTGCTACTGGTTCGTTTGAATCTATTGCTAGTTATACTGGCTCGGCTTCAACTACTACCTTTAGTTCAATAGCAAGTACCTATAAGCATCTCCAGCTGCGCATAAACTATTTAGAGCCTAATGGTGGTCAGAGTCTAACGATGCGCTTTAATGGCGATACGGGTACAAACTATGCTCAGCATCAATTAGCTGGTACAGGTAGTGTTGCTTCAGCGGACGCAGCTACTTCTCAAAATGCGGCAGTGATTTTTTCTAATACTGTCACCGCAGGAACAGTATTGACTTATCCCAACGTGATGATTGTAGATATTATTGATTACGCATCAACTACTAAGTATAAAACTGTTAGAGTTTTTGCTGGAGCAGATAAAAATGGCACAGATGGCGGCGTCCAACTACTTTCAAATCTATGGCTATCAACTGCTGCTATAAACTCTATTACTTTAAGGGATCCTAGTTCTTTGGCTTGGTCAAGTACAACTCAATTCGCCCTCTACGGAATCAAAGGTGCATAATGCCAGCCACATATGAGAAAATTGCTACAACTACTTTGGGTAGTGCTAATAGCACAATTACTTTTAGCAGTATCAGTTCTGCTTATACTGATTTAAGATTAGTATTTTATATCAACGGCACTGGTAGTTTACCTGTTATCCGCTTTAATAATGACGCTACTTCTTTATATTCAAGGACTAGGATTCAAGGTCAAGGAAGTAGTGCAACTTCTACTAGAGCAACTTCAGCAACAAGCATTCCTTTGTTTGTTGGTGGTGCGGGTGTTAATTCTTTCCACACAGTAGATGTATTTTCTTATGCAGGTGGCACATATAAAACCTCTTTAATTGGAATTTATGAGGATGCTAATGGAAGTGGATATGTAGGATTACAAGTAGGTTTATGGCGCGACACCTCTGCAATTACAAGAATAGATTTAATTGATATAAGTTCAACTTTTGCGGCAGGTTCAACCGCCACCATCTACGGAATACTAAAGGCGTAACTATGGCAACCTATACTTTAATTAATTCAAATGTTTTATCATCAAGTGCAGCATCTGTTACCTTCTCGGCAATACCTGCTACATATACGGATTTGGTGTTAAGAATAAGCGCAAGAAGTACATTAGGTGCTGGAGAAGTAGTTTCATCTCGTATTATAGTTAATGGAGACGAAGGTGCAGTTAATACATATTATTCAAGTATTTATGTATCTGGAAATGGTACTTCTGCTTCATCAGGTTTGACTTCAGACCAAGCCCCGTGGATTTTTGGAAGTACGATAACTGCAAACGCAGCAACATCAAATACATTTTCCAATAATGAATACTATATACCTAATTATGCAGGTTCAACCGCAAAAGTTTTGAGTGGTCAAGAAGCATCGGAAAATAATGCAACAACAACAACAAGAAATGCAAGAGCAGGACTTTATAGAGGAACCACTGCTATCACCCAACTTGCGGTTGCAGGTACGACTTTTGCATCAGGCTCATCATTTTATTTATACGGAATATCCAACGCTTAACAAAGGAGAAGAAATGCCAACCAAAGTAATCGTAGATTGTTCAACAGGTGAAACCAGTATTGTTGAATTAACAGCAGAAGAAATTGCTGATCTAGAAACAGCACGCCTAGCAGCTGAGGATCAAAGAGCAGCAGCAGAGGCAGAAGCAGCAGCAAAGGCTGAGGCTAAGGCTGCATTGCTAGACAAACTTGGCATTACTGAAGACGAAGCAAAACTTCTTCTAAGCTAATGAAACCGTGGTTATGCGCAGCAGGAGTCGAGCTTAGAGATGCCGTTACTACCTGGTATCCAGATCGCAGGACTCAAGCTGATGGGTGGATCGGTGATGCTCGTCATTCCACGAGAAAATCAGATCATAACCCAGACGACACAGGGTGCGTGCGAGCCATTGATATTGATTCTAGGCTGGATTCATCCGAGGGGCTCTCAGTTTATTTGGCTGACCAAATCAGAGAATGCGCAAAAACCGATAAACGCATATCTTATGTAATACATAATGGCAAGATAGCAAGCAAGATCCTGGGCTACAAATGGCGTACATACAAGGGCTATAACAAACACACTAAACACATACACATTAGTTTTACAAAGGCAGGCGATAAAGATGGCAGGCCGTTTGATATACCACTACTAGGAGGCAAAATATGAATATGAAAAATCCTTACATTCTAACCGCTGGTGCATTTCTATCAGCTTGGGCAGCATCCAATTTTGCAGCTGACTACCGCTCAATTCTATGGGCAGTATTAGCAGGTGTATTTGGTTATGCAACTCCTAAAAAATGAGTCCAGCGGAATGGGCTGGTTTTGGCGCAGGCGTTATCGCCGTGCTATCAGGCGTGCTAATCGGATTACGTTTCCTAGTTAAAGGTTGGCTAAATGAGCTACGACCTAATGGTGGCTCATCTATGAAAGATCAATTAACACGATTAGAACAGCGTGTCGATGATCTCTTTGTCTTAATCAGTAAGCGATAATTTTATTATGGCAACTACACGCAAGCGCAAGAAGATTAACAGGCGCAGAGTACGCAAGACTCCTGATCCTTTATCTAAGCTAGAAGTGTTTTATATTGCCAAGCACGAAATGTATAAAGCTGCACGCAAGGCTGGTTTTAGCGAGTCTGTTGCGCTGTATCTAAT